CCAGATGGTTCATAAAATATAAAATCATAAATGAAAAACTTTGGAATATGATTACGAATAAAAATGTTAAAGGTTTTTCAATAGAAAGTCTTTTCTCAATATAATTCACAACGAGTGAATAAAAAATAAATAAAATAATATGTTCGATAAAATAATTAAACTTTTGAAAATACACTTCGCATCATCGTTGGTTTTGAAGGACGGCACACCTTTACAAGTAGAAGGTGACTTCACAACAGGAGCACAAGTGTCAGTTGTAACCAGTGATGGAACAATACCACTTCCAGATGGAGAATACCAATTAGAAGATATGACTATAATTACTGTTAAAGATGGTTTAATTATGGACATAGTAGTTCCAGGTGAAGTTGAAATGTCTGCTGAGGAACCAGTTGTAGAAGTTGAATTAGCACAGAAAGAAAACCCAGAAGTATCTGGACCAGAAGTAGTTGTAGAAGATGAACCAGTAACAACAGGAACAACTGAAACTATTGATACTGAAATGGTTGATATGCCAGAGGAACCAGTATTGGAACCAGAAGTGGATGAGGAAATGGTAAAAATTGCTGATTTAGAGGCAAAAGTGGCAGCATTGGAACAAATGATTGCTGATTTAATGGCTAAATTAAACTTAAATGAAGAAAAAGTTAATTTCATAACAGAGAAACTTTCTATTGCTAAACCAGTAAATATGAAAGTGGAAGTAGATGGAACTAATAAAATGCCAGTGGATCAAAAACTTCAAAATAAAATTGATTTATTAAATAGATTAAAGAAAAAATAATTCCTCAATTGACCGCAATAAAAAAAGCCACTAAATTAGTGGCTTTTTTTATTGTTAGAATTATCATTATACGAATGTTGTCTCGAAAGCCAACGCTGGTGCTATGATATAGAAAGGTGAACTCTCGATTCCGTCGAGCTCAAATGAAGCCCCAATGAAACCATCGACAGCTGCTTCAGTTCCTAATGTACCAGTTGACATAGATAAACCATTAGCAAAACCTACTCCGTAGAGAGATCCATCAATAGTTTTAACTACAACAACCACATCGGCCTGTAACAACTCCTTATAAATTTGAATTGCGGTAGCAGTCAAACCTTGTATCTTAAAGGATACTTTAGGTTTACTTACAGCAACACCATTTTGTAGGTTAATTGTTGGTGAATCTACCAATGAAGCAACTTGTTTGTTCAAAGCGACTTCATAAAATTTAGTAGTCCCACTCATTGTAATACCCGTTATACTTGTTCCTGCTGTGTCCAAATAGTAAGATGTGATATCATTGTAATTACCAATAAATATCTTAGTTACTCCTGGTTGAGCGTCTCTACAAGCTGATGTAACGGATTGACTGTATCTTAAACATGCCATTTTTTAATTGATTATTTTTTGATCCGTTACGGATTATCCTTGTTTTGTTATTGCTATATATTGTGAGAAGTAATATGAAACACCATATTTAAATCTGGCAATATATTTAACGATTTGGTCTGATTGATCCCAGAACATTTCTACTTGTTCTTGTTCGTTAGCCAAGTCAGTTACATAAATTAAGTTAGAAGCTGGTGTAAGAACTAAATAGTTTAATCCTGCCAATCCATTTACAGGAACAACTTTAATGTTTGTACCTGGGAAGTAGAAAGGTGTCATACCATCATTAGCAGTTTGGTCTATGTGATATAGATTAGCAATTACTAATGCTTGAACGATTTTTCTAAAATACGAGTGAGACATAAACAAAGTTAAGTCAGTAGCACTTTGAACTTCTTCTGGAAGTTTGTTTTGTAAAGCATATATGATTGTCATCCAATCTGATGCTGTGGTTGTGCCAGTTAAATTAGCAGTAGCAGTTGTAGTTCCAGTGATATAAACATCAGTTAAGAATTGTCCGATTAAACCTACTGGTGCGGTTGTAGTTGCTCCGGTTGCTGTTCCCCAGATAGCAGTTTCAATTGCTTTGTTAATTTGTTTTACTTTTTCAGCCATATACATAGCCTCGAAAGGTATTGATGTATTATAACCAGGTTTCAAAGATAGTGATAAACTATATTCGTTAAGGTCTTCTGGACATAAACTTTCATTGATTTTAACATCAACTACTGATAAGTCCTTTTCTGTAAGTGTGGTAGTTCCATTTGTGGAATAACCGCATCCACCTGCTTGAAATACAGCGTCAGTAGCAAGGTATTTCAATCTTTCTTTATATTTTACACCAGTTTTAATGGATATAAGATCGATCGTTTCGCCTGCTAAAACAGCCTGAGCAAGTAAGGTTTGTGAGTTGTCATTGACCCATTGAGTGAGTCCGCCTAAACTAAATGCCATTTTATTTTAATTATTTTTTGTCCTTTTACGGATTTATTTTTATTCTATATATTAAAAATACAACAGATGTGTAATAAAAATAAATAGGTAATAGATCCCATATAGATATAGTATAGATCTCAAACTAATTTATGGAAAAATCATATACAAATTTCTATCTTTTAATATATAGAAATATAAACATAAAGAAAAAATAAAAAATTATGATAAACATCAATTTTGAAAAAATGATTATCCCCGAATTAAAAGATGTAAAATCTTATAACGGAAATTATTATCAGCCGGGGGTTGATGGAAAGTGGTTCAAATACCTATTAGATTATTACTATGGTTCGTCCATACACGCAGCAATTATACAAAACTTACATCGTAGATTACAGGAAGGGTATGAGGATGATCCTATTTTTTATAGAATTAGTTTGGACTATCTTATATTTGGTGGATGGTCTTTACAGATTCTATGGAACTTAAATCATAATGGAATAACTAAAATGATTCCAGTTGATTTTTCAAATGTTCGTTGCGGGTTACAGGATGACTATGGGAATATATCTTTGTTTTATTATTCAAATGACTGGGAAAAATATAACAACAGAAAGTTAGAAGTGTTGGCTCCTTATGATGAGGCTCCACACACGGATGATAATCAGTGTTTTTATTATCGTAGATACAACCCTGGACAGGAAATATACCCAAAACCATACTACTTTTCAGGGTTAAAATGGATAATAACTGATATACAATTGGAAAATTATTACGCTAATTTAGTAAAAAACAACTTTGTAGCGAATACAATTCTATCTGTTAATAGTTTTATGGATGAAGAAGCACAAAAAGGTTTTGAAAAAGAATTAAGAAGATCATTTTCAGGTTCAGAAAACGCTGGAACTATGATAGTTATGTATAATGAGAATAAAGAATCAGCACCAGAGTTCGTAAAGTTTAATAACGATGAGGATGATTTGAAATACAGATGGATCTCTGAAAAAATTATAGAGAATATAGCCATATCACACAATATACCAGCCAGTTTATTAGGAGTTTTAGTCCCAGGAAAATTAGGGAATGCTACCGAATTACCAACTTACGAAGCCATTTATGACCAATATGTTGTTCAACCTATTAAAAATGATATAGTTAGTGATTACGAGAAGTTAAAAAATAAATTAGTTTCAAATGAATAATATACAATTAGCGACTGCTACGGAAGTTAAAACATTATGTCCAGCCATCAACAAGCAAGTAGATGATACACTGGTAAATGGGGCTATACTTTTAACACAAGATACTCTTATAAAAGATAGTTTAACACAGGATCTATATGAAGATGTATTAGCAAATTCAGGAACTACGGCTAATTCATATTTAATAAATAACTATCTTAAAAATCTTATCAGCTACGGATGCTGGCAGTATTTAGCAGTAAGTATGAGCCTTCAATTGAACGATGCTGGATTGAGAATAAAAACATCAGACCATTCGGTAGCAGCCGAAGCGGTTGATATAACATTTTATAGAAATTATATACAAAACTTTATAGATTCCACAAGAAGAATGATGGATAGATATATAGATGATCACAAGGCTGATTATCCACTCTTCTATAATGACAAATGGGGAGATACTCCAAAGATTAGCAACTTTAGAATAGGACGAGTAGGGGGAGGAGCGGATACTGAATGTAGCGGTTTCCATTGGCCTTGTTACTAAAAAAATAAAATAACTATGTATGACAAATATGGAAACGATTTTTACTA